TGACAAGAAAGGAGATTTTATTGTTAAGGAAGGAAATTCTTCGCTAAATCCAACAAAGCCAGATCTTATTGATGATGCAATTCCACTATTCTATGTCTATATTCCAGCGTATACATTAAGTAGTAAAGATGTACGAGTAACTCCAGTTGATAATCGTAGATATACGATGAGAGATATTGGTAAACTGGAGAAGCGCATCGAGCGTCTCGAATACTATACAACTCTCAGTATTCTTGAGCAGCAAGCATTAAATATGCAAATTAAAGATGAGGTTGGTTTTGATAGATTCAAGAGTGGATTCTTTGTAGATAACTTTGAAGCTCATAGAATTGGTAATTTATCATCACTAGATTATCAGTGTGCTATTGATACGCAACAATCAGTTCTTCGTCCACAGTCAAAAGAAAATTCATTTACTCTAAAAGAAGTTAACATCAGAGAAGATCAGAGAGTAGTTTCTGGATATAAAAAATCTGGAGATATTGTAACTCTGCCATACACGAGTCTGGAATTACTTGGCAACAATTTTGCTTCAAAAACTTTAAATCCAAATCCATTTGTTGTTCTTCAATATGTTGGCGATGCACAAATATCGCCAAGTATTGATCAGTGGTACGATGATAGTATTGAACCAGTAATTGTTGATACTAATACAGATCTATACAGCATTTTCTTGGCAAAAGAGAACGTAAAAGAAAGTCTATCTAGTTTACATAATTCATTTGTTGTAAACTGGATTGGAGCAAATTCATCTTTTATCGCTATCAATTCACTTGGAGAAAATAACACGGAGAAAGCAATTTCTACTGTTGATATTGCATCTGTAGCAAGTTCATCGAACATTAGTCCTCAAAATAATGAGGTCGCAAAAGGAGTTCAGACTAAAACTGTTCGTGGTAATGTTGTTGCCACATCTCTACAGTTTTTTGCAAGGAGTGTTCCTGTTAAGTTTGTTATTAAAAGAATGAAGCCAAACACAAACATTTCCGTATTCCTAGAAGGAAGAAATGTTAATCGTTGGGTTAATCCAGATTTGAGATTTACTGGAATTGCTGGAAATTCTCCATCGGCATTTAATGGTTCTGTAACTACAGATGAAAATGGAAATGCTAGTGGCATCATTTTAGTACCAGCTGGTTTGCCACCAAGAGAAAATGCAATATGGACTGGAGATGTAGATACCGTAGATTATGATACATCAGCAGAAGAAATTAGAGTGACAACAGGCATTCTAACTTTTAGATTTACCTCAAGTTCAACAGACGCCGATAAATTATCTGCAGATACTTATGCAGAAGTAAAATATTACGCAACTGGAACACTTCCAGAAAATCCATCTGGAATAGTATCGACAAAACCAGCATTCTTCAAAGCAAATGAAGGTGTTCAGTTTATTGATAGTAATACAGATAATCCAGTAAGACCAAATCCACTTGCTCAAACATTCAAAATTGAAAATTACGAAGGTGGTTTGTTTGTTACTGGCGTTGATCTTTTCTTCCAGAAGAAGAGCACACAAATTCCAGTTAAAGTATATCTGACTAATATAGATGCAGATAAACCAGGAAAGAATATTATTCCTGGCACAGAAAAAACACTATCACCATTTACTTTACTGAAGTGTTTTACTAACGGAAACGTTAGTGTCACCAAAGGAGAGTATGTTACTGGAGCAAGTTCTGCTGCTAGTGGTCCAATTGAAAAAATTATTGACAAAAATGGAATTGAACTAGTTCCTTCATCTACTGGAAAATATAGCTTAACAAACGAGCAAGTCTATACAGTTGTCTTGTCAAACCACAACGGACGTTCATTTAGAGCAAATGAAGATCTGATAATTCCTTCAGTCAATTCATTTAATGCTTCAAATGGTTCACAGTTGAAACTAACAATTGCAAAAGATAGCGGTAAAGTTTCTGGAATTAGAGTTGTAAATCCAGGTATCAATTACGAAAGTGCTGTTCTTACTATTGAGAGTCCTCAACTTCCAGGTGGATCTGTTGCGAGTGCTCGTGTAGAAATTTCCGATGGAAAAATTTATAATGCAGAGATCTCGCTTAATGGATTTGGATATACTGAACCACCTTCCGTTGTTATCAGAGGCATCGGAAATGGCGCTGGAGGATGCGAGTTGCAGACTTTTGTAGAGATAGATACTCCAGCAGTCAGAATGGGCGTGGCGGTTGATATAGAGGGTGTTACGGCATCCACAGTTCCAACACACTTCCCATTTGAACATCCAATCTATCTTCAGAATAACACCGAGTATGCTTTAGCAATAGAAACAGATTCTATTGATTATGAATTGTGGTCTTCAAGACTTGGTGAGATTGATATTGCTACCAGCACAGTAATTACTACACAACCTTCTCTAGGATCTGTTTACAGATCACAGAATGTTGATAACTGGACAGAAGACATCTTTGAAGATCTTAAGTTTAGATTGTATAGAGCAGAATTTGCTATTGACAGAAGTGCAGAACTAGTTCTTAAGAATGAAGGATTGGGTTATGAACTTCTTGATAATAATCCATTTGAAACTAATGCCACGGCAAATACAAATGCTACATCAAAACTTTTCCGCAATAATAATCAAATAATTAAGGTTAACCATAGAGATAATGGTTTTGAAGATTCTGGAGATTCTTATGTATTCTTTAGAAGTGCTAAAGAAACTGGTGGTGTAACATCTGAAGTACTTAACACAAGATTATTCCAAGTAAGTAATGTTGGAATTGATGGATACAACATCACTTCACCAATCAAAGCTTCTGGTAATATTATTGGCGGTGGAAATAAAGTATACGCTTCATATAATAGAAAATTTGAGGCACTATATCCACAAGTTCAATACTTAACATTTACATCAACAAAGATTGATACTTCTGTTAAGACAACTAATATTATTCCAGTAGACTCAAATACAACAAACTACACTTCATATTCACAAACAGAATATGAAAAGACTTTCCTGAATGAACCACATTACTTCTCTAATCAAAAAGTAATTGCTTCTGATATTAATGAGACTTTAAACAATCTAGATAACTCACTATCTTATAAGATGATATTATCTTCATCAGTATCTTACCTATCTCCAGTTGTCGATTTGTCAACTTGTAGTGTAAAAGCGGTTTCCAATAGGATTGAAAATGCTTTCGGTAAAGAAGATAGATTTGGAAGAAGAGATCAAATTGTTACTTTCTATCAGATCTATCAATTTAACCTTGCTGGTGCTGGTGTTGAAATTCAGAATGATCAACCAATCAAAGGTCTTGCATCAAAAGCAGTCGGTGTGATTGCTAGAGTTGAAGGATCGAAAGTATGGGTTCGAGTGAAGACATCCACAACATTCCAAAGAGGGGAAACAGTTTCTCTTGGAGATCAACCAGGATTAACTAGTGTTACGATTAGCACAAATCCATCTCAGGTATTTGTAGAAATTGATGACGCAGCTACAATTGTTGCTAGAAATCCATCAAACATTCTGCAAACATACGATAATATCATTACTGGAAAGTCCGTCATTTGGAACAATAAAACTCAACAGTTGACTCTAAGAGTTGATAGTCAACCAATTGATAATGATTTTTATGGAAGAATTATTGATAGCGAGGCTTTCAATAGAAATGCGGATGTTAATGATCAATTGACAGATATCTTCCGTGTTGGTGATTATGTAAAATACCCAAATCAACCAGATTCTGATGCTTATCTATTAGAGATTGGCAATATTGAATATACAAATGGAATAGATTTTGTTCCAGAAAACACCTCTAAGAATGGATCTGCAATCGCCAAATATATTACAAAGGAGATTGTAATAGGCAATCCAGGTGTTTCAATTGATGTTCATCTTACTGCAAACACTAAAGATATTTCAAATATTGAAGTTCTTTATAAGTTCAAGAAAGCATCAAGTCAGGAAAATCTGGATGATATTGATTGGATATACTTCAATAATAATGGACAACCAGATAGTGCAGAAATTGCTACTCCCGAGAATAGCATTTCCAGTATTGTTGAAAAACAATCTTCATATCAAGACTTGAAGTATAGTGTTTCGGATCTTCCCGAATTTTCATCATTTGCTGTTAAGATTGTTATGAAGTCTGTTGATCCAGCATATGTTCCTAAGATTCAAGATATTCGTGCGGTAGCATCATTCTAATGGATTACGCCAAAGTACAAGGTTACGATAGTTTAATTCGTGATATGCGTACTGGAGCAATCATTAATAATGATGCTTCGGCAATTGAATCTAGACGTAAATCTAAGGTACTGACTACTGTGTTTGATGACATAAATAACTTGAAGGATGAAGTATCTGAAATCAAAGCCTTACTGCGAGAGTTAATCAAAAATGCCAGCAATTCTTAGATTCGTTGCTAAAACAGATACCTTTGAAACTCAAAGGCAAAAAATAAACCAGATCGCCACAGATCTTTTTAATGTTCAAACATCTGTTGGCGAAGGTGCTTTCAGTATGAGTGATGGTTCTGTTCAACAGCCAGCACTATTTTTTACGAATGCAAATGATGTTGGTATTTTCAGAGGATCTGGAAAATCTCTGTATATTGCAGCAGAGGGAAAATCTGTCGCTAGTTTTGATTCAGATCATTTAACTGCTTTACAAGATTTCAGAACTCTAATTTCATCTGTTCCTACTGGAGCTTCTGGTATTACAATCACCAACGGTGGTGCCGAATATAGCTCTGGTGTTTTTAGTTCCATTCCACTATTGGGTGGTTCTGGTACTGGATTAACTGCAAGTTTAACCGTAACCGCAATTGAGGGGGATATTTTAAATGGCGGTGGTGGATATGTTGGCGGATCTTATGTTAGCGTCCCGTTAGCTGGAGGTTCTGGAACGGGTGCTACAGCAGATATCACAGTTTCTCCATTTACTGGTAGTATCCAAAATGGTGGAGTTGGTGGAAATATTGGCGCCAATAATTCACAAATTTTCACAAACGTTTCCTTGACTGGTGGATCAGGAAATGGAATGAGAGCGGATATCACTCTCACTAATGCTGGTGCTAATGTATCTGTAACTGGAGTTACTATTGTAAATCAAGGTTCTGGATATCAAACTGGTGACGTTTTATCAGCAGTTTCAAATACTATTGCTGGCGTTACTGGATTCCAATATGTAATTAATGGCGTTGGAAATGTAAGCCAAATTCAAATATTATTATCAGATGGTGGTTATCAAATTGGAGATATTCTGACCGTAAATAATTCTAGTCTAGGTGGTTCTGGTTCTGGTTTCCAATTTGAAGTAACTGGAGTTGGTATTGTAACCGATGCCTCTGTTACAGATGGTGGAGATGGATATTTAATTGGAGATCAATTAACAGTTAATCCCGTCGAATTAGCGCCATCAGAAATCTGGTATGTTAGAATGTGGATGACTCAATTATTTGAGTTTTCTGGCACATTACCAACCACAGGATTTAATGTTGGTGATACGCTATCATATGCTGGTGAAACCAGAACTATTGTAAAAAGATTTTTAAATGCACAGAATCAAATAACATCTGTTGCGGTTAGAGCTGGAGCTGAAGACGGCAATACAATACAATTTTCTGCTGGTTTATCTGCAAGTGACGGTAATGGAAATAGTGCTGTAGTAGCATCTACTATTGCAAGATTAAATTATTACTTCTCACTAAATCAAGCAGGACCATATGAAAATATAAAAAACTTTACTTTCCAAAAAAATAAGAGATATATTTTCAACCAAGCAAATTCTTCAAATATTTCACACCCAATCAGATTTAGCACAACCCCAGATGGCATCCATACTTTATTAAGCGGTCAGGGTGCTCAAGCTGATTATGGAGATCCATATGAGGGAGATGAAGTAAATTATGAATACACTTCTGTTGATGTATCAATTATCCCAAATGATGATACACCGACTACTTTATATTATTACTGCAGTAATGGTTTCGGAAATCCAGCAAACGAGCATATTGATGAAGGTGGATTTGATAATAGAGAAGGAGTTATAACTATCAGCGGAGAAGCAACAGTATCTGGAGATGGTTTAATTGTTACTGTTGGTCAGGTAAATACCCAATCAAATATTGTTCTCAATAAAGATGGAAGTGCTGTTCTGGGAACAACTAACGCTTCTTCATTAAGTTTGATTGGAAATCTTTCTGTTGGAGGATCTCAGTCATTCTTAGGCAATTTATCGGTAGGTTCCAACAAATTTACTGTAAATTCTTCCACTGGAAATACTTTTATTGCAGGATCTTTGACAGTAGATGAAGATTTGTCATTCCTTGCAGATGCCGCACTTGGTTCAACTCTTTACGTTGACTCAGTAAATAATAAAGTATCTGTTAATATTGATCCTCAGGTAACCCCATTAACATACGATTTACAAATTTCTGGAACACTTTCAAACAATAATGATGTTGTTATTGCCACAGATGAAGATTCTGTGGTTGGTATTGGAATTGTTCCATCTGGAGTAGATAAATTACAAGTTGCTGGTAGTATAGTTGTTTCTAACGGTAAATATATAGCTCCTTCCACTGGTAGTGTAGTTAGTCCCGTTTATACTTTTTCTGGTAATGATAGAATAGGATTTTCTTCAAATACTAGCGATACCAGTATTTCTGTTAATAGTATTAGTGGAGAAATTGCGAAATTTGAAGATACTAATGTAACATTTTTGCGTGATGTCAACTTTGATTTCTTGGAGATTTTAGAATCAAAAATTACGGAACCTGGACAAGGTTATGATCCTGGATCTTTTACTGGTGCAGCTGCATCTGGTGGAACTGGAAATGGGTTAACTGCCAGTTTAATTATTTCTTTCTATTGTCCAATAGGAGAAATTCTAACAACAAATAATATTTCTGCAGCAGATGCCAATAGAATTGCTGGAACATATACAGTAACAAGTGATAATTACGAAACAAGTGGTGTTGGAACTGGAGCTATATTCGAGATTACTATAGACGGTTCTGGTGATGCTACTGTTGCTGTAACAGAAGGTGGAGAAGGATATATTGTTGGAGAAACTATTACTGTAAGTGGAGGAGTTCTTTCCCCTGGAGCTTTAACTCCAGCATCGGATCTTACTTTCGATATTGCCACACTATCTTCGGAAGTAGGTGCTGGATATACCGACGCAACTTACACATCAGTTCCTTTAACTGGAGGATCTGGATCTGGAGCGTTGGCAGATATTACCATAGAAAATGGATCTGT